TTGCATTTTTGGATTCATTTTGATCCAATCTAAGTTTCTTAAGTTGTAGCTCTATTGCCCTTAATTTTCTATCTGATTTTGAATTTTTTGCTTCTATAGCATTTTTTAACATGGTTTGGGCCGATGTAAATATATGTCCAGCATTTCTATCCTCTACATTAAAACCTAAATCCATTAAATCTTCAAATGCTTTTTCTGCCTTATCAGCATACCTATCCATATCTTCGTCGCTTGTGTTTATATCTTTAACGGCAGGTAATGCTTTATCTATCTTATCTGCAAGTGATAACGCTTCTTTTTCTTTATCAAAAACAGGATATGGTAATACACCGTCTGCAAAATTATTATTTTGCATATCTTTAATGTCATTCTGGCTTATTTCAGAAATGCTAGGAAGATTAAATGTTTCTTCGAGTTTTTTAGTCATTTTTGTTTTTTCTTTTTCATTTTATGAAATATTTCATGTTCAGTAACAACCCTAAATCGTATACCTGCTTTATTTGCCCATTGTTTGGCGGCTTCCCACTTAGCCATATTTAATACAACTTTTGCTTTATCTGATTTTGATCTTGCTTCTTTTATCTCTGCTTGTTTATATGGTTTTATTTCTATAATTTCTGCATGGTTTTTTCCTTCTTTATCAGTGTAAACAATAAAAAAGTCAGGTATATATCTAGATCGTTTGCCCGTAAAGGGATTCATATATTCTATTTGTTGTGCTTCTGATGCCCATTTAGATATATTCGGATGATTATCGCACATCCGCATAAATGCTAATTCCCATCCTGATCTATATATAGGTTCATGTTTTCCGATATACTTATCTGGATTTTGGGGACTAAAATGTCCTTGTTGATATTTTGTTGCCATTAATCTACTACTTGTCTAGAAACATATTCATTTATTGATACGTTTTGCCTTCCTAATTGGTTATTTGAAGCTCTAGTAGTATTTAATGTTGTAATAATATCATCGGTAAGATCAAGACCATTTACATCGATGAGTGGTAAAAACTCGTCGTATTTTTTATTATAATATTTTGCCAATGCTAATATTTCAAAGGCCAATGTTTTACTTGCTAATTTAGAAATACCCGCACCTTGCAATTCACCAACTACAATATCATGTTCTGTTGGTAAAAAATCAAATGTTGCAGATGTTAAATCACCAATTAATCTACTATCAAATTCTACTGAATCATCGCCTAAAGTTGCTCTAATTTCTTGGGCTCTACTTAATCCGGTATTTGCTGATATCGTTGATGCTGTTTCAGATTTATATGCCATATTAGAATCCCAATCTACCACCTAAAGAACTTAATGCAGATCCTGCATTTTTTACGAATGAGGAAATATCACTACCCAAATTTGACATGTTTCGTTCACCCCAACCATCATCATATGTAATACCTTCATATGCAAATTGGACATTCCAGGTAACCGGACTTGAATCAGAATAATCAAGAGTATCGTGACTACATGTAGTTATAACAGGATTAAAAAGTGTAACAGATTCTTGTGTTGGAGCACCAACACCGCCATATTCTCGATGCATTCTTATTTGACTAAAAAAGTATCGTTCAAACGATCCTGAACTAGTTTCTTTTGGTGATTTTAAACCAAAGTTATCTGTTGTTGCATATTCTTGTACTGTATCAGATGTTTCAAAATTATGTCCAAATGTTCGGCCATCTTTATAATAATAATTAAGATATTCTTTAAAAACATTCTGCCATTTATTATCTCTTGTATCCATAAATGTGATAGTAACAGGTTGAAAATTTGCCCTTGTTTGAATAACTCGTTTTCTGTTATATTGATTTAATACTTGCGTATCAAATTGAAAACTTGGTAGTTCGGCCGTTCGTATTACTAATTTTAATTTATCTAATTGATCTTGAAGAGTTGTTACTGTTGACTTAAATTCAATTACAAATTGAAATTTTTGACGGGGCACCGCTGTTAGAGGGCCACCATCATTCTGAGTGGAATAAGCAATATCTGCATAGTTACGCAAAATTGAACTAACTGGCATACAACGACCTCAATTATTATGATGTAGCAGTAGATTGATTTAATGTTGTTGAAGTAATATTTTGAGCGTTCAACGTATTCGTTTCACCTACCAAGTGCTCTGCATTATCGAATCTTACTGTCATTGTAAGTTGAACTGGTTCACTAGTTGCATAATTTGATTCGCCCCATTGCATATTTTGAACAAAACAACCTGATAATGACCATTTATCAAGCACCGTTGTGCTACTAGATGAATTACTTGTTCCGTCTAGTGTTTCAATAATTGAACCGAATTTGTATTGGCTACCGGCAACTGCCGCTGATTGTTCAAAATGATCAACTTGATTTTGTACTTGAGAATTCAATAAAGTAATAACATCCGAATTAATATCGTCTCTCATTACGATAGCAATAGGCTCCCAAGTATGTTTGCCTGCTAAAAATATTCTAGAGTTATAAACATCAATTTGAATTTCATCGTGAGTTAATTGTGGACGCCCTACACTTATAATTTCACGTGTCAACGCTTTTGTATCCGTGCCAGTTCCGCCTAATCCTGTAAAGGTTACCCTAAACCTATACGCTAGTTTTGGCATCAAAACTGCACTTGTGTTACCAGAAAGCGGTACACCAAACTTATTTAAATTAGCCATCGACTACTCCTAAAGTGTTTTTGAGCTTAATATTATTTATCATATTGTCTAGATTTTTTAACCAAGGAAAAAGGGCCATTAACTTTAAATGGCCCTTTAAGGAGGTAGAAATCAGCTTGTTGCTGAAAGGTCGCCTGTATTAACAACCCGTATTGGAATGTATATAAATTCTGCCGCTTTCGTCGGTTCAATTGCTACATCAATATACATTTCATTTTTATCAATTCTTGCAGGGGTATTGTTTGTGCTATCACAAACAACTGCAAAATCATATAACCCTCGTTTTGCCAAAATGTCTGCTAAGAATCTTTCAACAGCATCTTTTGCATTAGCTCTTGTAAGTTCGTCGTTTGGTTCGAACACAAATGGTCTTGCTAATACATCTAACCGTTCTCTTAAGTAAACAATTAATCTTGCTACGTTTACTCTATCTAATGCTGATGTTGTCGGATTTAATGTTTTTTGTCCATAAACAAATATTCCTTGACCTGGAAAATTTGCTAATGGGTTTACTTTATTTTGATACAATGTATCTCTGTCGCCACCACTTAATGCTACTGGAACAAACTCATCTTCTGAATCTAAGTAACCAATATTTGTAGCATTAGCAATGACACCACGTGTTAAACCTGCCGGAGCAAACCACGGATACGCAATATCATCATTGTATGCAAATGTTCTTAATGCAATATGTGATGCTGGACATGTTACAGTATTACCATCTAAATCGGTAGTATATGCACTAGGATAATAAACAGCAGAATATGCTGTTTTACTTACTAATCCATCTTCACCATTTTCTGTAGTACTTGTACCTAGCATCCAACTTGCTACACCTGATGTTGCAAGTCTGAAAGGAGGATCAATAACAACAAATGCTGTATTTTTTCTATCTGTTGCTAATGTATTCATTTCATCTGCTAACTCAGGATAACCCGGAGATGCAATAATTGAAAATGTATACGACTCTTCTCTTATTGCTACACATGAGGTTAATGCGGCCTGCATCGCTGTAGTAACAACTTTTCTTTGACTTTTTCTGCCATATAACCCAGCACCATTTGCTTTATTACCTGCGGCTGTTACCCATTTCCAGGCTGCCACAGCACTTGTTGATAATGTTGCATTTTCATCGTATTTTCGTACATGATATGAACTTCTTGCTCCATTAACAGCAAACATACCATCTGGATAAATTGCTGGATTTGGGTATCCACTATAAAAATTAGTAGGACTTTGTCCTGCTGTAACACCTGTATCTGGTGTTAAATCTGCAAAAACTACTCCATCAGCAGTAGATTGGTCTGTATTATCTTTTGTAGTCCATATTGCATTTGCACTATCATAAACTTTTATAACAGGATAATTATCTAAATCGTTGGTGTCTATCCACACATCACCATCACTAGGACCGGCCGGAGCAGTTGTTCCATATTTAGAAACTGCTTGTTTTTGCCATGCACCTGATGCTTTTTTATATATGTCTAATGCAAGAGTAGTATCATACCAATAAGTACCATCGGTTGCTACTGCGGTTGGGGCACTTGATGCATGAATTACCTTGTCAGCAGTTGGTGTTGTTCCGTCTGCATTTAATGCAATCGGCACTGATGCGGCACCTAACGCCGCCGAAGTTGCACTTGATCCTGGAAATACATAGAATGCTATTGTTTCTTCTGTTCCTGCTACATGGGTTGTTCCGCCATTCCATTGTATTTCGCCGGCACCGCCTGCTGTAGCATCTGAAGTTTTTCGAATGTAAACTGAATCTGCCGCAGGTTGTGTGCCGCCAATAAATGTAATAGTTGCGGCCGTTGTATAGCCTGATCCAGGAGTAGTAACTGTAACACCGGTTACTTTACCATTTGTTCCTATTGTTGCAGTTGCAACGGCTAAAGAACCATTTGGATCGGTTATTACTACTGTTGGAGCTTCTGTATAACCAGAACCACCATCAACGAGTGTGATATCTGCTGTTTGCAAAGCATTACTACCACCTGTTCCTGCTACCGCTGTTGCCGTTGCTTGTGTACCAGAGGTAATATTACCAGGTATACATGCCATTGCATCACTTGCAAATACGCCTACTGTTCTTGAAGCCCATGCAGTTGATGTTGTACTGTATTCTTTATAAGAAATATTCATTCCACTATTTGCAGTAGTTAATTTAATCCATACATCGCCGATATTTGGAGCGGCTGGTGGATCATAATGTGGTCTAACCCATACTGCTGTGATACCTGAATTTCCGCTTTCTACTGTTGCCCATGCACCAGCATCTTTTTTATAATATGAAGGTGCAGTAAGAGGAACTCCTGCTAATGTATAAGGTACTAAGGCATAATCGCCATTACTACCAAATGCGGCTTCTGGAACATTGCCGGCTGTTATATCTGTTGCTGTAGCAGTTGGAATAGTAACTGTTTGTGCAACCCATGCACTTGATTCTACACTAACTTGCTTATATTCAAAAAGACCAAATGTAGTGTTTCCTAAGTCCCACCACCATGCACCGTTAGGCGGAGCACTTGTTGGTTCTGTTGAAGAAGGTTCTAATTGTGATGTATTAACATCTGCCCTCATAATATATGCTCTGTTTGCGGCACCTAAATATGAATAAGCCGCCAATAAACCATATTCATTTGTCTCATAACCTTGTTGAACTGTTCCTGATACTGATTTAAAATATGGTTTACCATATTGTTGAAGCAGTTCTCGTTGACTTGTAATCAGATGAGGTTTAATTGCTGTAGCAGAAGTAGTATATCCTGCTGTTGCAGTTGAATCTGTGCCATCTGCTTTATCCTGTGATGATGCAACGATAATCAGCGGAACCGTTCCTGCTCCTGCAGAGCCATAGAAACTTTCATCTATAACTGATACCGCCACACCTGGTGATACTAATGTTGCCATAATTCTTTCCTTTAAATAATGGAATTAACTTGTTTAAACTTTTATGTATTTATCGGTAAGGCGGAAAAATGGGCAATTTTGCTGGTTAAGTAGTCTGTTAACCTATGACAAATCCAAGAGGATCGCTACCTTCGTTGTGGAGAGTTAAGTCTTGTTCTAACTTGTCTATTTCTGCAATGGCATCTTGACGCAAGGCGTCACCATTTAATGTGGTGCCTCCTTGGGGTCCAGCAATAGCACCAAATTTGCTTCTTGCTTCACTTAACATTAATTTTGCTTGGCACAGTGAATAGTCTTTTAACCACGGACCAGAATATGTATCTATAATTAAATTTTCTTCGGGTCTATAATTATAAACATGAAGAACAACATCTGTATCTGCTTTTATACGTCTATGCAATCGTAACTTTTTACTCTGAGGTCGATAATCAAACAAAATTTCTGAACCGAACATTTTTCCTAAATGTTCTCTATGTTCACTATATGCCTCGAATGTTGCTAATCCGCCTGCCCGTCCTGAATGCAGTAAGTAGGTATTTAAATAAGCCGCTTCAAATGGTTCTATATCATTACCAGATGAACTATATGATCCAGTTACTCGTCTATAAATATCTTTTACTTCAATAACTTCGTCAGCTAATGTATATTCAGATACATCTATTTTAAATTCCATTAAAACAAATGATTCTTCTGTACTTTGAGAGCTTCGTTGTCTGTATTTTTCTAGACTTTTAGTAATTGCTAGATTATAATGATCAGGATCTAGCTCAACATCTATCATTCCTCCGCCTAGGCGAAGTTCTATTTCTCTAGTTAAAGTATCTCTTGCGGCCATAACACATATCTCCGTATAGTATTTATTCGGATACTGGTTATGTTACTTGAAAGTTTGTAGGATAACTGTGTCGTCTGATATGCGACCGGTGAGTTTAGTTTCGGTAGTTTTAATTTCTGATTCGAACCATTTACCAAACTTATGTTTTGTTGCCTTTTTAGCAAAATTTAATTGCTCTTTAGGCTTCCTAAGGGTCTTTTTAGTTGAATTTGCATCGCTGAAATTAAGAAGTGTTGTACCTTTAATCTTAAAGCCACGATCATCATCTGCTACATAAACACCCAATTTACGATATTTACACTGGTATATAATTGCCATAGTAGCACCAATAATATCAATAGGATTGACGCTAGTAATTCCAAGAGTTGCATCTGTTTGTTTATATTTGAGTTTAGAAATTTGTTTTTCAACACTTACTGGTTTCTTTTTACGTTGTTTCCGTGTTGCTTTTGATTCTCCAACAATAACATCACAAGCATCAATGAACCTATTTATAAGTTCAATTAATCCTTCCATTCGCTTATTTTTTAGTAAATGTGAATATGCTTCTTTAAGGTCTTGGTCGGTTCCTTTAAGGGCTTCTTTAAATTCTATAAGTTCTGTCTCCCAATCTTTTTTAATGCGTCGTGCATGGGCTTGAGTACAATTACAACTTTGTAAATATCCATAAGGATCAATAATAGCAGGATTAAACAAGTTTGTATTTTCAACATACATATCAGTCCATTGAACAAATTGACTATCCATTTCGTCGGATTGATCTTTAATCCTATCTTGAATAGTTGGACCTTTGGCTCGTTGTTCTTGTTTTACAGTAGTTTTTTCTTTTTTAAGACTACCTTGCTTGCAAATATATTCAACATGTTTATTTAATCTTTCAATAACATCCATTTCAACATTAAACTTAGCACCACGTGTAGACATACGAGCAATCCATCCATAGGTAGAAATAATAAAAACATCTGGACATGCTTTAACTTGTTTTGCTTCATCAGTACGACCATAATCAATTAGATATTCGGCAATGTATTTTTTAGCGTCTTTGACATTCTTATGGTAAGTGTAATAATTAAGTCCTGCTCCGATTTGAGTTTTATTAATTTCTTCACCATCGGAGAACGCAGGTTCAGGTCCTGTATACTGTTCATCAACAGTAACCTGTGACATGCGCCTTTTTTTCTTCGGTACTTTTTTAAGTAAATTGCTTTTCGTTGCCATAATTTTATTTATAATGAGAGTAAAATATTGAAGTTAACTTAATTTAACCTAATTTTTATTCTTTTTAGAATTCATCTTAATTTTTAAAGTTTTTCGTCCTGGTGTTCCGGTATCCCCGTTAATGTGGGTTTTATATGCATGACAACATTTACAAAATGTTTGACAATTTTCAGCGGTATCATTCGAAGGATCACCATCTATATGATCGACATCTAACATACCATACCAAATAGTTCCCATTTCAGTTATTTTATTAACAATATTAGTTGTACATACAAAACCTAATCGGCCATCTCTATTTTCACAATAAGTTTTTTTATGCTTAGTATATGAAGAACAAGGACCTGTTAATGCTCGATAATTAAGTCGCCCATGCTTTTTAGCTAATCTATTTTGATGGTGGACAGAGCATATATATGGTATTCTTTGTGCGACACCATCTTTTCGTGTTCCGACTCGATGTGGTATTTTACCACATATTTCTCCGGAAGGTAAAACAACTTGACACACTCTGGCATCAAAGTCTTCTTGTGTTATTAATTTTTTAGGCATATTTTATACCAAGTCAATATGTTCGGTGATCACCATACGGCCACCAGTTTTCCAATGTTTAATGAAACTTGCAATATCATCTTCGTATCGCATAACGTGTTCGGCGAATCCCATTGATCCATCTGAACACTCGTAAAATAATCGTATTCTACACATATTATAACGCTCCAAAAAAAATCCATTCATCCATCCAGATCCAAATTATATCTGGTAATTCTGCCCACCTACAAAGATGAATAAAGTTACTATTTAAAAAATAATACCATTCAGCACTAACAAAACTGAATGCATATCCTGCCATGAATGCTAAAGTAACGAGTAAAAATATTTTCATAGTACATATATTATACTATCTACAACAATAATGTCAACCGAAAAAGTAAAAATAGTATATAAAATAAATACATAGGAGACAAAAAAATGCATTTACCATAAATTTCTCTCCTACTTATGGAGACAAAAAAATGGTATTTTCGCATATTGGCGCCGTGGCCTTCATGGTACTAGGTTTGGCTATGGTAAAATTGATGACAAATCTTGTTGAATTATTAGCCAAAAACTATAACAATGATCCCGATGATGATGTTTTCTTTTACTGGCCACATACAGCCTTTTGTTTCATCACTCTTTTTACAATCATGTTATTTTGGTGGACTTGTTATCCACTAACCAATTTAAACTATTTTCCAAATGACGGATGGAACTTGGGCACGTATTTTCTTTTTTGCCTCGTTCCTTTTTTAATGTACATGATATCTGAAATATTAACTCCGCGAAATCATGACGGGAAGTCTCTTGATTTAAAAGATTATTACTACCAATATCATAGAGTCATATTAGGACTAGCATGGTTATTACAAGTTGCACTCATAGGAAACCTTTTTGTGTTCTTTCAAGGCGAGCTTTATTCTACGAAAGTTTTAGGCAGAGTTATTATGCTTTGTGTTATGTTCCCTATGGTAATAAGTGCTAATAAGAGAATACATGAAATTGGTATGGGAATCTTTTTTATAGGATTCATTTATACTATTATCAAGTACCATATTTTTATGGCTTAGTTATATTCCATTTATTTACATTACCGATATCAAAAATCTTACCTCTATCTATAAATAAATGTTCTACTTTTGTTGGTTCCATTAATGCTGTATGCATTATAACTTCGTGTGTTGAAAAATTAGCACAAGAATATACATCAAATTGTACTAACGCAGGACTTTCTTCGTCCCATATATGAATTGCAACATGTGATGTTTCTATTGCTACAATACCTGTTATACCTCTATTACCTTCCTTAGATACATATGCTGTATATGGCCCTTTGATAATTTTCATATCAATTTTTTTAACTAAATCTTTAAGCCATTTTTTAAGTATTTTTTCTTCTTTAATAGGTTTATTAACTTCTGCTCGAATTAATAAATGCTTGTGTTCCGGCATCCATATTACCTCTCATTAAGTTTTCTCTCGCAATAAGCATCTGGTAATCCGCCTGAACAGTTTTTTTCTGTAACTTTTACCTTACATTTACCACTTATATATTCACACGGAAAAAGTAATTTTTTATTTTTTTGTTCTTGCACCTTACTATTTACTATTATAAATAGAATGTAAAAAAAGATGATACCTATTATTATTCCAAACAACCATTTAATTATTCCCACATATCACCATTATCTCCGCCTTATTGGTTTATTTTTACATTGATCAAAGCAATGAGGTGCCTCATACTTTTTTGGTTTCCATAATTTTGTTTTTACCTTCGGGTTTTTCAACCAGGAAGGATAATTTTGACAACCCATTTTGCATATGTATATATGGTTATCAGTTTTTATATACATCGGGGGTTCAGAGCAACTTAACAACATTGTTATCATTATTAAACTACATAATGATTTCATTTTCTTAAGTATGTTTACTTTTATTGCTAGGAACTGCAAATAACATATAATGTATTGAATCATGTTGACCTTGTCTGGCGTTATCTGCTTCCTGGCGTATTGCTAGTTCTTGAGCTCTCATTTCTTCTTCTTTTTGTTTGGCTTCATCTTTTGTTATAACACCATCGTGCCAGTCTTTATGCACTTGCCAAACTGCGTCATCTAAATTTACCGTTCCCCATGCAGATTTTCTTGCAGAATTAGCCTGATCTACTATTTCTTTGTCGCTACCTGTCCATGTATCCCATAAATCGGCATCACCTTCGTCATCTACTTGACTAATCTCAGAAGTTGTTGGCGAGTATCCAAACACATTAACTCGAGGATCACTTGCTAATCTTTTCCATATTGAAGCACCACCTTTGCTTTGTTTACTATCTGATATCATAGTAGTACCTAATGTATTCATAGTCCAAATATAAAAATCTACCATGTCTATCTCAGAACCTGGACCATCGGGCATTTTTTCAACCATATGAACTTTGTGACCTTCTACGTCTTGCTTATCTTTTTCAATATACATAGTATATGGTTCTAAATG